GGTTGTTATTACAGCCGAGGTAGCAGCAGCCCTTGTGGTACTTGAAAACCCAGCGGCATTAGTACAAGCAATCTTTACTGACCCAGGACAAGCGTTACTTGCTATCGCAAGCATCGGTGCTGACATGTCAGATGAAGAAAGAGAAGAATCAGAAAAAATTATTGTCGCATCAGTCATCGCTGGACAGGCTGCAGTTACAGCAGCAGGTGCAGCGGGAGCAGCAGCCTATAGGAGAAAACCATGAAGAAAATAATTAAAGATATGGTTGAACAACTATGGACCCTACTCGGCATGTTTATTGCCTGGGTTGTCCTTGATGGTTCAGCAAAGACAGTAGTTGGTTACGCTATTGCAGGCACACTTGTTACCTGGGCTATTACCTACAGACTACGCAACCCAAAGGATGATGAGTAATGGATACATTTAAAAATGTAATGATGAGAATCATTGCTGTTATCGCAGCAGAAGCACTCGGTGTTATCGGTGCTGGCTCTCTAGTAGGTATCGAAGTGTGGCAAGCAGCAGTATTAGCAGGCGCATTAGGTTGTGCCCGTGTACTTGAAGCCCTTGCCCGTTTCTTCCTATCCGATGGCAGTCTAACTGCCGATGAAATCAATGCAGCCTTTGCTAAGGTTGACAAGAAAGCAAGTGAATAATGGGACAAAGAGCAGACTTCATTGCAGTAGCCAAGGGTGAACTTGGTGTTATTGAAGGACCTAAGGATAATGAAACCAAATATGGTGCTTTCACTAAGGCAAACTTCTTGCCATGGTGTGGGTCATTTGTTAACTGGTGTGCTAACGAAGTAGGACTCAAGATTCCTAACTGCGTATCTACAGTTGCAGGTGCTAAGGCATTTGAAAAGAAAGGTCAGTGGGAGTTGGCTAGTGATACCGCTACGCCCCTACCAGGTGACATCTGTTTCATGGACTTTCCGAACGATGGATTAGACCGAATCTCACATGTTGGGATTGTTGTCAAAGACAACGGCGATGGTACAGTGACATGTCTTGAAGGTAACACAGCACCAGATAAGAGGGGCGACCAACGCAATGGCGGTCAAGTCTGTCTTAAGGTACGAGCCTTCAAGAAGAAGAACGGTTCTAAACTACGCAAGTCGCAAGCAGTAACAGTGGTTGGCTTCGGCAAGCCAGTGTTTAAGTCATAAGGAGAAACAATGGACATCAACACACTTAAGCAAGTTGGTTTAACCTACGCCCGCGCAGCAGGCGCAGCAGTAGTAGCGTTGTACATGGCAGGAGAGACAGACCCAAAGGTGCTGGCTTACGCCTTCATCGCTGGATTTGTAGGACCTGCTGCTAAGTATCTTGACAAGTCAGCAAAAGAGTTTGGCTTAAAGAAGTAAGTCTTAAGACACAAAGAGAAAGACCCGCCCTGGATTTTATTCCGAGGCGGGTCTTTTTTTGTTTTGTATCCCGAAGCAACCTTCCCCTAATTGCTACGGAATTCTTTATCCCCCAGTTTTATAGAACCCTGGACCCTTGAAAGAAATTGCAGGAGGTGTGTACACACGCTTCATACTTGCTCCGCATAATGAACACGGTGGAACCGTATCAGATTCAGTAATGTTAAGTAGCAACTCTTGCACTATGTCGCAGGAGTTGCATTGAAAATCATATTTCGGCATAGTTCTCATCCACTGGCGTAGGTACTGTGACTAACGCCCCACATAGGGCGCACTCTGCATCTGTAAACCAAAGCGAAATCTCGCCATCCTCAAACATACACTTAACTGAGAACAATAAACTCCCACAAATACACGCATGTGTAGGTGTGCCACGCAGGTCTAAGGACCTGCTAGGCTGCTGCTTAATACGCTTACGCTTTAGGTAGAGTATTATCTTGTTCTGCACGAACAGAGTGTATACAGAATTGTTGTTAAAATTCTTGCGACACGCCATAGTTAATTTACTATAAGAGAGACATTGTGCAGTAGTCTCCTCTATTGAAAGGAAGTAAATGACTACATTAGAAAATCTAACTGGCAAGAACTATGTTTCCCACAGCGCCATGACAACATGGCTCAACTGTGGTTGGAACTTTTATCTTAGCCGTGTTCAAGGCGTGCCAGAGAATCCATCCTACTGGTTAGTAGGTGGCAAGGCTCTGCATGTTGGTACAGAAGTCTATGACCTAGCATCTCCTGATGCACAGGCAAACTTTGATTCTACTTTAGTATTTAATACAGAGTGGAAGAAAGAGTTTAGCCTTGCTCTTGAGAGCGGAAAAGAATTCCGTGCTGGTGGTCGTGCTACTAAGGCATATCCCAACAAGGAAGATGCTTCATGGTGGTTAGACAATGGACCAAAGATGCTTGACTTCTGGGTTCAATTCCGTCAGGACAGTGGATTTCAACTGTACCTATTACCAGATGGCAAGCCAGCAGTTGAAACAGAACTGCTACAGACAGTCAATGGCGTGAACATGCGTGGGTTCTTAGACCGACTCATGGTTACACCTGACGGTGAACTTGTTGTCGTTGACATCAAGACAAGTGCTAAGGAACCAGCATCGCATACGCAGTTGGGTACTTACGCAACGCTAGTAGAGAAAACATTTGGTATCCGCCCAAGCAAGGGTGCCTACTGGATGGCAAGAACGGGAGAACTATCCGACCTCTTTGACTTGAATCACTACACAGAACAACGCCTAGGCGTGCAAGTAGCAGGGTTTAAAGTGGCTGTAGAGAACAACATCTTCATCCCAAACCCAGGCTTCATGTGTGGTACTTGCTCAGTAAATGCAGCATGCTATGCAGTGAACGGCAAGGACTCACACAAATATCCCGAACTAACAGGAAGCGAATCACATGAGTAACGAAGCACCATTTCAGATTAACCTCAAGACCCCAGCAGGTACCCTTCTAAACATCCGTGCTTGGACAGAGCAGGAACTGGACATCTACATTGATGCATTGCAGTTGCGCATCCCTGATATTCAGACACTAGAGCAAGTAGTAAATTCAGGCGGTGTAGCCAACGCTGCAGTTGCCAACCTGCAAGCAGCAGGTCTTAATCCACAACAAGTAGCAGCACCTGCTGCACCCGCATATAACTATGCACCAGCACCAATCGCTCCAGCACCAGCAACTGGTGCAACACCTAACTGTGACCACGGCGCACCAATGCGCTTTGTGCCTGCGGGAATCAGTAAGGCTGGAAAGCCATACAAGTCCTTCTATGCATGCGCACAGCCAAGAGAGTCTGCATGCAACGCTAAGGCTTAACAGTGCGCCTGCTTTCTCGCGCTATTAAGACTGCCTCTCAAGGGGGTGCCACAGTTCCTATCGTGTGGCGCTCTCTTGCAGAGCAGCAAGCCATGTTTAGATATGGCGAAGTGTCCATGATTGCTGGTCCTCCAGGGGCTGGTAAATCTACATTGGCATTATCTCTTGCAGTAAATGCGTTGGTTCCCACCTTGTACATATCAGCAGATACACACTCACACACTATGAGTTTGCGTTTGCTTGCTATGTTAACGGGCAAAGCACAACAAGATGTTGAGCCTTTGATGGAAGCCGATAGAGATTGGGCAGCACAGATGTTAAAGCCTGCCGACCACATCATGTGGGAATTTGATTCTGCACCTACGCTTAAGGATGTTGAAGATGCAATCCTTGCATCAAGAGAACGCTTAGGTGAAGATGTCAAGATGATTATCTTAGACAACGCAGTTGATGTAACCATGGATGGACAAGATGAGTGGGGTGGATTGCGTACCCTTATGCGTGAACTTAAATGGTGGGCGCGTGAGACTGGTGCAGCAGTAGTTGTTTGCCACCATACAAGTGAAGGTGTCGGTGGCAATCCATGTCCACCACGCTCTGCACTACATGGCAAGGTAGCACAGACACCATCGTTAATCCTTACTATCCATGGGCAGTTAGCATCCATGGGTGTAGCAGTAGTAAAGAACAGATATGGACCAGCAGATTCAATGGGTTCATCACCCATCTGGTTGTCCTATAACCCAGCAAGTATGTCTATCCTAGACATGCCTCAAGCATAGGAGATTCAATGAGTAACGAAGATTGGGAATTAAAGGTAGTAGAAAACGCTGGCGAGATTCCAGCGGAAGATTATCCCGAAGGTATTACTGTCCCCGTTAAGCCTTTAGTTTTAGATATTAAGACACAACTGATGTTTGAACCGAAGCGATATGTATACACAGTGGGATGGAGAGCGTATGTTTGGCAGAAAAAAGAAGGCGGGATATTCAAAGACCTCAACGCAAGCGAGTACAACGAACTCGTTAAGCGAGGCACTGTGTCTTACACCAGAGAAACTGATGGAGATTCTGGAAGCAGCACCGCTGTCACCAGCAGTGAAGCAAGCACTGATTAACGAACTGCCTGACTTCTTAGAAACAGTAGATGAAAATGCTCGGCAGATATTTGACCCTAATCAGATTTGGTTGGAGTCGTTACAGTTTGCTGACTATGTAGGACAACTCGGTAGCCATCTGATTGAAAATCATGGCGATGAGTGCAGAGAAGATATAGCAAACCAACTAACCGCTATGTCCATGGCATGGAAGTTAATGGCAGAGAACGCAATGACCGTACTTGATGAATCCAATGGGACACTGGAGTTTAAAAATGCATAGTGCTAAAGAAACATTAACGGTAGCGTGGTGTGATAACGGCATGGTTGACGGCAAGTTTGCCGAAGGCTTGGTCTATACCATCGTGACTGCCTATTCAAAGAACATATTATTCAACAACGCAATGCGTGTGCAGGGTAATCAGATTGCACGCCAACGCCAAGCCCTGATTGACAAGTGGTATGACGAGGTTAAGACAGACTGGATTCTATGGGTTGACTCTGACATCGTGCTTACCCTTGATGTGATGAAAATGATTTGGGATACAGCAGACAAGCACAGCAAGCCCATCGTTAGTGGAGTTTACTTTATCTCCAAGCAGAACGAAGGCTCACTCATGCAACCTATGCCTGTACTCTTTAATGAGACTGACAATATACACATGATGACCTACATCCATCCACTGCCACACAACCAAGTCATCAAGATTGACAACGCTGGCATGGGATTGGTACTGATGCATCGCTCCGTTGTTACACAACTGCGCGAGAAGTTCGGTGCTGATTGCTTCCTATTTGCAGAGGGTGAAAGCGCTGGCGAGAAGTTTATTGGCGAGGATGTGTCCTTCTTCCGCAAGGTTAAGGAGACAGGCATCCCTGTCTATGCGCACACTGGTGCAACAGTCAAACACATGAAGCGATTTGCGTTTGATTCCAACTACTACAACTTATACTGGGCAGCAATCCAGCATGCGGAGAAACAAAATGGCGACACAGCAAGCAAGTAACAAGCGCAGAGGCGCAGCGTGGGAGATTGACCTAGCCGATGAGTTAGTCAACCAAGGATACGAAGCACAACGATTGCCACGGGCAGGGCGCAATGACATAGGAGATGTCTTTCTTAAGACAGTAAATGATACCTATGTGATTGAGGCTAAGGCACCACGGCGTGATGGTCGCATTGACCTAAGCGGGTGGTTGCGTGAGGCTGATGTAGAGGCAGAGAACTATCGCATCTCTAAGAACTTAGCCCTTGCACCTACCCCATTGGTAATCATTAAGGCATCGAACAAGGGAGTAATGGAGTCTTATGTAGTACAAAGGCTTAGTGATGCTCTCGCCAAACTCTAAACATGACATCGGTAAGGTACTAGAACACTACGGTTTTGAGATACCACATGGCAGAAAAGGCTGGGTCACTGTGCGCTGTGCGTTTCACGGTGATAGGGTTAAGTCTGCGCGTTTGAACTTAGACAACGGTGGCTTTCGTTGCTTCGGTTGTGACATGGCGGGAGATGTTTACTCCCTTATTATGAAGAAAGAAGGCGTGGGTTATGGCGAGGCTAAGCAAATCGCAGAGAGAATTACTGGAGAGAGCAACGGAGAACTACGCGGGAAGCCTAAGCGAAATCCTGCCGTATCTGGAGAGTCGCGGTATAACCGAGGAGACGGCGCGTATGTTCCGCCTCGGCTTCGTGGTGAACCCTGAACCTGGACATGAACCTTATGTTGGTCGTCTTGCTATCCCTTACCTAACACCAACAGGACCCGTTGACCTACGCTTTCGTAGTATAAGTAACGATGGTGCGCCCAAATATATGTCAAGACCTGGTGCATCAACACATATCTACAATGTCAATGCTCTCTCATCAGATGGTGATGTACTTGCTATCTGTGAAGGTGAGATTGACACAATCATCGCAACGCAAGCAGGCTTCGTAGCCGTTGGCTTGCCTGGTGCTAACAACTGGAAACCGTTTTACTCTCGCGTGCTTGCTGATTGGGAGAAGGTGATGTTGTTTTGTGACGGTGATAATGCAGGGCGAGAGATGGCTAAGCAGATAACCAGGGAATTAGAAAATGTATTCCCAATTTTTATGCCTGATAACTGTGATGTTAACGATGTGTATCTATCCGAAGGAGCCGTTGGGCTTCATAAAAGAGCGGGCGTTTAACAAGTGGCAAAGAACTCAAGTTTTGATTTAGACTTTGGGTACGGCAGAAAGGGTGAGCAGTTAGTAGAAGAATTACTCACCGAAGGTAGGACAGTAGAAGTAAAGCGAGATAGGAAATGGTGGGTAACTAACAACCTTTACATAGAAGTTGAGTGCTGGTTTATGAAGTCCAAATCATGGGAGAAGTCTGGCATCATGGTTACTGAGGCGGCATACTGGGCTTTCGTGTTAGAGAAGGGCGTACTCATGGTGCCTACGACCCATGTTCTGTATGCTATTAAAGAGTTTGGGCGCGAGATTACTTGCGAGATACCACCGAATAAGAGTAAGGGTTATCTGATTACAGTGGATGACCTGCTAATGGCAATGAGGAAACTGAAAAATGAAGGATGAGCAAGACCTAGTTTGGGAACAGATATACAAGATAGCACGCATGGCAGCAACAAGAAGCAATCGCATGCACCGCAATCTTGTAAGCGTTGATGACATCTACCAACACCTGTCCCTGTGGGCGCTTGAACACTGGCACAAGATAGAGGAGTGGAACACTGATGAGTCTATGCCATACAAGTTACGCAAGACTTTCAACAATGAAGCACAGAAGTTAGTTGCCAAGGAGCGAGCAATCAAGTCGCGCTCGCCAATGAGCGATACTTTCTATTACACAGCCGAGGTATTGCATGAGTTGTTGCGTGATGTGTGGTCGTACGAAGGTTGGGATTCTGCATCCGACATGTCATCAGAGTTTGTATCTAAAAGCAGTAAGCCCGCCGAGGGTAACAATCGTTTGGCTCTGCTATCGGATGTCAAGCAAGGTCTTTCTGTCTTAAGTGAGGCTGACCAAGAGTTGTTACGCAATCGTTACTTTGATGGTGGCATGGAGTTCGATGATTTATCTGTCTTATACGAGGCAAGCGAAGAAGCCATGCGCAAGCGTGTCAAGCGTGCCATCGTTAAGTTGCAAGATAGATTGGGTGGCGAGCCACCTGTGTGGCGTGCTGGTAGAAGGCGCAAGAGTAATGCCCAAGCACAAGCGGAGTTAAAGGAGAACGAGTAATGGAAAAGAAACTTAGCAACAAAGTGTGGTTATCTTACGGTCTTAAGTCAGGATTTGGTATTGGCTTTGACATCAGCCGTTGGTACATAGCCTTCGACCTTGGCTTTTGGTACATCGGGTTGGAGTTCTAATGATTATTGGGTTGAGTGGATACGCACAATCAGGTAAAGACAGCACGGCAGAATTGTTGTGTCTTAATTACGGATACACACGCCTTGCTTTCGCTGACCCTATGCGCCAAGCGCTAATGATTATTAACCCTAGATTGGATAGCATCACGCGTGTCTCTGACTTGGTAGAGGACTACGGATGGGATACAGCCAAGAGGAATCCAGAAGTTCGCCGTCTATTACAAGTGCTGGGCACTGATTTTGGGCGCAAGATGTTAGGCGATGATGTGTGGATTAACATTGCACTATCAGGTATTAAGTCAGAAGATAAGATTGTTATCTCTGATGTGCGCTACCCTAATGAGGCGGATGCAATCAGAAAACTTGGCGGTATTGTGTGGCGTATCAACCGCCGTAACCATAGTGCTG